CACCTTAAAGTTTTTTTCCATATATGATCCTCGTAATTCGGCCATGTTATTTTGCACTCCCTACAAATGCTTCTTAAGCGATAAAACTCGTCTAATAATATTAATAGATATTTTAATTCTGATTTCAACAAAATATATAATTAATTACATATCATATTTTATTTGACATTTTATTTTTAATTTAATATTTTGCAGAGAATGGTTAATATTTACATAAAATTGATGAAAATGGGTTGTAATAGTATATGATCCATTTAATGAATGAGTCTCTTAATTATCAGTTAAATAAAGCTGGACTTACAAGAATTAAAGAAATTATGGAAGTCATGCCAAGAACTAAGCATGGTAAGTTTCTAATAGATCAATCGACTGTTGGATTACACATGACAGGATCAAGAAGATTAAACCTGGAACACGCTTATGTTTATGCCAAAATATTAAAAGTTCACCCTTGGAGAATATTAGATGATTATGTTTGTAGATATCCTGTCGTTGGTAATTACAACCCAAACACAGGTTTTGTAACTAATAGAGGGAAATTTCAAAATGATTATTTAGTATGCTCAAATGATCTTCAATATATCCCAAATACTTTAGTGATCTTATCTAAATCTTGTAAAATTGCTTATATTTATAATGAGGGTGTTTTTTTAAATGAAGATAATTTTAATTCTGCCGAGCCTCAAAGGTGCATTTTAGAGACAAAAGAAGGCGAAATACTTGGATTTGTTAATAATTGTGATTTTAAAAAACAATTAGCTCAATTTGTTCTGCCTAGTTGTATAAAACAATGGAAAACTGAAACCATAAAATACAGTAATATTAGACCTATTAATGAAATTTTAAATCTTAATACTGTTTCAGACTTAACTGGAATTGTTGAACACACTTTTGAAAAACCTAAACAATATTATTAATTGTCATTAATAATACAATTTGTCATAAATAACTTGATTTGTAATTAAATTGATTTATTTTGTCAATAATGGCAAATATTCGATTTCATTTCATAGTACATTTATTACGATCCCCGCTTGTAAATATATGTAGTTCTATTGGGTATTTGCCATTTATAAAATATGGCACATACAAAATATAAAATTAAAGAAAAGGTTGTACCATCAGTAACAACAATTCTTTCAAGATATAAGAACAGTATTGGTCTTATAATTTGGTCTAATAAATTAGGCCTAGAAGGAAAATCATATCATTCAGAATTAAATAAAGCTGCCGACATAGGCACAAATGTTCATGAACTTGCACAATCTTTTATAGAAGGAAAAGAATATGCAATACCAAAAGACAGTGATGTTGTTCATAAATGTTTCAGTAAATTTTTGTTATGGTGGGAAAGTTTCCAACCTATAAATTTAGATGTCATTTTTTGTGAACAATCATTTACATCAAAGTTATATGAATATGGTGGAACAGCAGATTTATTAGTAAAAAAAGATGACGAATATATCTTAGTCGATTTTAAAACAAGTAAGAGTATTTATCCTGATTATCTAATTCAAGGCTCTGCTTATAGGCAGATGATTGAAGAAAAATACGATTATAAAATATCTAAGTTTATTGTTGCACGATTTGGAAAAGACTCTGATGAGTTTGAAGCAAAAGAGTTTAACACAGACCAATTAGATTTAGCTTTTGAATATTTTAAAACATTAAGAACTGCATTCGATCAAGACAAAGCACTTAACAAAATTATGAAGGAGAGGAAAAAATGGAAATAGAAGCCATGCCAAAAAATATTGCTACTGCAATAAACAATGTGATGATGACTTTAAATAAACCATTAAATAAAGATGCTAAAAATGAATATCAAAAATATTCTTATACAAGTATCGATGGTTTTTTAAAGGAAGTCCAACCAGCTTGTGCAAAAGCTGGTTTAATAATTATACCACACGAAAAAAGTTGTGAGGTATCTGAATCAGGAAAAAGTCTTAGTGTAGCCTATGAATATATATTAATTCATAAAGAGGGTGATACCTGGAGCTTTCCTACTACTAAACACATCATAGTTCCTTTTGGTTCTGGAACTGCGATGGGTACTGCACAAAGTTACGCCTTAAAACAATTTATGCGTTCTTTGTTTCAATTAAGTACAGGTGAGAGAGACGATCTTGATGCCTTAGATCAAGATAAAAATAAAAAAAATGATAAAAAAAAGGAGTTTTTTAGAGATGACTGACCAAAAAGAAAAAGAATTTGCAGAGGGTTTGTATATTAATGAATCGGATAAAGATTTTATAAAACTTAAAATTGGCATCAACAAAGAAGAATTTGCAGAATGGTTTAGGGAAAAATATAAAAACAAGGATGATGATTATATTAACATTGATGTTAAAGAGTCCAAAAGTGGAAAGCTCTATGGAGAGGTTAATAATTGGAAGCCCAATGAAAAAAAACCTGAACCTAAAGAAGAATTAAAATCACTTGGCGATTCAATCCCTGAGGAATCAATACCAGACGACATTCCTTTTTAATGTTTGAAACTGTACTTCTCATAATAATAACTTTCCTATTGCTCATTAATCTTCTTATGGTTTGGGCGATAGGTTCAATCGTTAGTAAAATTAAGGAGCAAAAATGAAAAAAATAAACATATCACACATTGAGAAACACTTGTTTGATGAAAACAAATATGGGTGGGATAGAGATCAATATCCCTTAGTAAAGATTAAAAATTTAAGGGTGGTTAGAAATAGAAATGCAAGAACACATAAAAGTGTATCGAACATTTTACAACTTAAAAGACACTAGTGAGTTCTTTTGTGTTGTATGTGGCACACAAGCTGATGATGTTCATCATATCGATCCAAAAAAAATGGGAGGTTCTAAATTGAAAAATCATATTGAGAACTTATCAGCGTTATGCAGAAAGCATCATGAACTCTGCCATAAAGACTCTAAGTTTAATGCAGAGGTTAAGTGCATAGTTTTAGACATGGTAAAGGAGGTAATACAAGCTCATGGAAAGTTTTGATCCCAATAAAATTGCTGATGCAAAAATGATAGCCATTAAAGAATATAGGGCAGCTAAAAGAGAGAGAGATAGAACTGAAAGATTACTAGACTATCAACTCGATCAAACTTTTATTCAATTAAAATTTAATGAATTAAAAATGTCTATTGAGGATCGTAAAGCTAGGGCCCGAACAGATGAGTCTGTTATTCAATTAAAAGTAGAATTAGAGAAAGCTCAAGAAGATATGGATAATAAATATGCAGAACTAGAGAGAGTTCAAACAAAAATAGAGTTCATGTTAGATGCAAATGCAACAAATAGACAGGAAATGAAGTTAGGAGGGTTAGTAACATGAAATATCCAACAAGGAGAATAGGTAGATTATGGCAAGGGAAAGCCTCCCTGAAGGACTACGAAATAAAAAAGGCCATAAAAAAAGGTGGCATGATTTTAAAAAGGTTAGACATAAATGAGGAAATGTTCCTAGATGTCGATCAACTTAAATCAGCTTTATTAACAAAAACATCGAGGAGTTTTCCACCAAGATTTAAAGGTGAGTCTGAGTTTAGACTCTGCAATATCTTTTGGAAATCACCAGAAAATACAAACCAGGAGAAATTACTATGATAGAAGAACTATACACAATGAGGGAAATATTCCCAAAATTCAAGGCTAAATCAGAAAGAGCTTTTAAAAGAACACTAGATAGTCTATCTTCCAAACACCCAAAAGAGCAATGTTTTAATCGTTATTTCGGCAGTAAACAGGTGTTTACTAAAGAGGATATAGAAAGGATTAAATCATTATGCTTAAAATAACTAAAAGAAAAGATGGTAGGTCACCTTATTATTGTGTGACTGGATCATATAAAACCCCACATAAAATTTATAGAATAGAACTGTTATCTACGGGAGCTATAAAAAAAGCTGATGCTGAAAGTTTTTTGTGGCATTTACAAAAAAAATTAGACAAAGGACAAGCACCTATAAGAGAGTCTAAAAGATTGACTGTGAAGGAGGCAACTGAAAAACTTTTAAATAGTCTAGATCAATGTCCTAGTGAGGTAAGAAAACCATTTTTTGAAAAGAATGCAGAATGTATTGGTCAAACTTGTTTAGATAATATTACTAATCAAAAAAAAGAAGAATTAATTTATTTAAGATATCCTGAAGGCACTGAGGTTGGTGATATGATTAGAAAGTATAAAGGTAGAAAATTTAATCAAATACCACTAGATGAGAGAAAAAAATTATCATCAAAATATAATACTATAAATACAAGTGTCCTTAGGCCCTTGAGTAGATTAATAAGTTTTGCAGCTGAGAATAATTGGTGCAAACCTTATAAGATAAAACAACTTCCACAAATTTCTATGAGAGATAAGGATAAATATGTGTGGACTAGAGAAGAGATAGTGAGATGTATGGACTTCTCAGACTTTGAAATAAAGTTCTTATTAATATTTCTTTACAGAACTGGTGCTAGAATACAAGAAGCTCTTGATATGAATTTTGGTAGATTAGATCCAAATGGTCGTTCTATGATTGACCTGGATAATAATGAATTAAATATATTTGAAAATAAAACTCAATCTTGGAGGAACATACCTATACAAAGAAATGATAATGAACCAAAATTATCTTTATGGCACTGGCTACAAAGGATAAATGATAGGGAGGGTTATTTATTTTCTTGGAGGTTTGTGGGCCATAAAAAGAATACTAATAATGGTTTAATACCAAGATGGCGAGAGATGTTAAGTTTTGCTGATGTTGACCAAAATAAGAAAAGACATTCATTAAGACACACTTTTGCTTCAGAACTTTCTAATAAAGGTGCTTCTACTAATGATATTATGACTGTTGGTGGGTGGAAGTCTGAGACTATGGTTTATAACTATGCAAAGGTAGATAAGAAAAGAAAACAGAATCTTATAGATAGTTTATGAATCTACCGACAAAATGCCGACACCTTATTAATAAACCTATAAAAAGCTATATTTTTCAATATAAATTAGGGGTGGACATATCATTACCAATGGTGTACTCCTTAACCATAATGTGCAAAACGATACAAAAACTAGCACTTTTGGGCAATGCTGAGCGAAAGTTTGCGAGTATAAACTTTTATTTTCCGACACTATGCCGACACTTTTGCTTAGCCTTTTTTAAGGAGAGACTATGACTTATTGGCAGTTCAAATATAAAGAAAAGAAACAAATAATATTAACTCAAAAAGATTATGACCAAATAAAACATAAGGGAGTTATAATTTTTACTTCAATAAAGCCTTGGAAGATTAAAGAGAAAGAGGTTGCATAATGGATAAAAGTAAATTTATTTTTAGGGACACAAATGACGAAACAACTGATAATTATTATGAATTTACTGGTGATAAAAATTTACATATACAAATAGTTGATTATTCGACTCCAACTATGTATGTGGTTAATAAATGGAATGAGTCTAAACAAAGTATGACTCATTATGAATTTTACTCACTTGAGAAAGCAAAAGATAAAGTTTTGGAGTTAGTTTAATGTTCACTTGCGTTATTGAAGATAGTCCTGAGTTTAACAGAAAACTTATTAAAACTTATAAACCTAGAAAAAGACTTAATATTTGGATTTTAAGGCAATTAAGTCCATTATTTTTCCCAATTAAATAGCTTTACAGGGGGTGTTTAACGACACCCCTTTATATTTTATCAACTAAAATAGTTTTCTTTACCCATGTTTTAGGGATTATTTGAACTCTTCCACAATCAGAGTCACCCTCTCTACCTAGATCGGCACATAGAGTTATATAATCTTTTTCTTCTTTAAGGATAAATCCTAGACTGTAAACAGTCGGTGGTTTTGCTTTTAGGGCCTCTTCTAATTCAATCCAACCACTAGCACATTCAAAAGCATCAATCCATTCTATAAGAACTATATCCTTATCTTTTTGCGAATGTTTTGACATTGGTTGGTTTACCACCTACACCTTGAGCCTTTGATCTCTTTCTTCTAACAGCAGATTTAATTTGTGATTTAGTCATTCTTGCAGCTTTTGAAGCTGGTACACACTTAGGATATTTTCGTTTACTACCCTTTGTAGATTTTCTTCCACACTTGGCATATCCACCACCTTTTTTTGGCGAACCTATATCCTTCCAATCTTCTTTAAACCAACGAGTTAATCCACCACTAGCTCTGCTCATGCCTTTTTGGTTCTATAACCCCCACCTCTTTTTTTGTATTCTCTAACTAACCAAGCGTTTGCATAAGCTGAAGGATATACATCAAACTTGCGTTTAGCTGCTGCCTTCACTCTTGAATATAATGCTTTATTGGTAGGTACATTTTTAGTTGCCATAATTATCCTTTATGTTTTGTTTGAAGTGTAAATTTAGCCATCTTCACTGCTCCCTTATGAGGTTTGTAATCACCCTTCATAAGTTTGTATGAAGAACCAGACTTCATCCAGTGGAAACCTCTAGGTGCTTTTATTGATTTAGTTGCCATTATTTTTTCTTCTTTTTTTTCTTTAATTTTTTAAAATCAGCAGCTTCTATTTTCTTTTTATTACCAGCTACTGCTGCCAATTTCTTTTGTTTTGGTGAGTATTTTGAAAAGGGCATTAGTACCTCTTAGACTTTTTTGCTTTTGTTTTTTTCTTTTTCTTCTTAGGTTTCATAACCTTCATTTTCTTTCCATATCCGTATGCCATATTAGTTTCCTTTCTTTACCATTTAACTTTGTTAGCCCAATATGCTGCTGACATCTTTCCTTTGGAGATGTTCTTTGCATGACGAGCTTTGAATGACTTAGCTCTTGCAGTCATCTTTTTATCACCGGTCTTACCTTGCTGACCAAAGCGAATTGTTTTTACTCTGTCACCATCTTTAGCAACAACGACATGAGATTTTGTTTTATGACCTGGAGTTCTTTTGGGTTTATTAAAACCACTTACACCAGCTCTTTTAAGTCTCGGATCTTTGCTCATTTGCTATTCCTTGTGAGTCTAATTTCACTTGTTCTTGTTTTTCTAGTTGATCTACAAAGGATTGATCTTGTGAAGAGGCATAGTCTGCTTTAGATTTTTGAAAAGCTAAAACATCATCAACTGTAATCTTTAATTTTTCTTCTCTTAACTGCGCATTCTTATCAGCCCAATTATCTAATCGTTCATTGAGAAACTTTATATGTAAGTTTTTTTCATCATTGTCTTTTTTGAGCTCTCTGTTTTCTTTTTTAGCTTTGCGAAGTAGTGCTTCTACTTCTTTGATAGTGCTCATTTTTTATTTCCTAATACTTTACCCATACCTCTAAGGCCAAAAGAACTAGCTATTGCTCCATACATGGCAAATTGAAACCACTGTGGGGTTCTTGATAGAGCATCAAAGCCTCTTTCTGTGTAAGGTTGTAGTGGTGGAATAAAGCACATAGCTATAATTATAATAAATAAAATAGTCCATGCTTCGTCTTTCCAGGAGTCTTTGGAACCTTTAATAGCTTCTAGATCGTAGGCTATCTCGCCTTTTATTTTTTTATTTAATAATTCAGTTTCAGCTTTTATCTTTGTAACTTTTTGTTCAGCCTTTGCTTTCTTGGTATCAACTACTCCTTTAACGACATCACCAGCTACACCCATTAAAGGTTTTAACAACATAGTCCACATACTAGGCCTCCTCTATTAGTTTAACCATTGGTTCATATCTTGAGGTGAGAGTTCTATACAGCTTTGAATTTTTTAACTCTGCTGCCATTAATTTCCATTGACCATCTTGCATAGCTTGACGCATATTGACAAATTGAAATAATTTAGGCTCACCAATATTGTAAGCAATCTCTATAACACAGTCTTTAATAACCTCTGGTACTTC